AGACGCTCCTACAGGTGTTCGAGGAGCACGGCATGCTGGAAGACGACGAAGACTCCCCATAGGTTTTCTTGCCCCATGACCGCTTGAATCTTGAGGCGACTTCCATCAACACTACGTCATGCTTCCACTCGCAGAATGGACGAGGGCGTTCATCAACGACCTGCCCGACTCGTCGTTTCTCTACATCTCGCCCGGCGGCGAGAAGGACGAGGACGGCAGGACCGTTCCGAGAAGCATGCGCCACTTCCCGGTGAAGGACGCCAGCGGAAAACTCGACCTCCCCCACCTTCGCAACGCCATCGCGCGCATCCCTCAGAGCACAGCCCCGGGCCTGACCCCGGAGAAGATGCGGTCCCTGCAGGACAAGGCGCGCAAGATGCTGGACGCGGAAAAGGAGGAGGCTGCCGAGGGCGACTACCCAGAAGGCGAAGAGCAGGAGGTCTCCGAAGCCCCCCTCGACGCCCCAGAAGACGCCCCAGAAGAGCCGATGGCTGAGTGGTCTGTGGCTGTGCGCCTCTCGGATGGCGACGCCAAGTGGGTGGAACTCGCCCGATCCGGCGCGCACTTCGGTCGCGGGTCTGATCGCCGGGTCGATCTTTCCGACACCGACATCGAGTCAATGGCTCGAGGCTACAAGACCATCAAAGCCGAGGGCTGGTTCCCCACTGGCGCCCCGGTTGGCTACAACCACGCCACGGTGAGCGGTGCCCTGGACCCGGAGTCCACCAAGGCCGCTGGCCGCATCCTCGACGTTCGCGTAGAGGGTAATGGTGACGGAGTCAGCCTGATGGGTCTGATCCAGTGGACATCTGAGGCCCGCCGACGTATCCAGGCCGGCGAGTTCGACGGATTCAGCATCGAGGCAATTCCCTCGGCAGCAGCGCGAAGCAAGAAAACAGGAGAACCTCTCGGCGAGTGGGCACTCGTCGGCGGTACGATCACAAACGAGCCGTTCATTGCTGGTCTCAGCAGGATAGCGGCCTCTGAAACGAGGAACAGCGACATGGGCTTGACTAAGCTTCTTTCTGAAACCCTGCACCTGGCAGAGGGCGCGACCGACGCGCAGCTCGTAGCAAAGGTTCAGACCCTCTCGGAAACCGCCGCCAAGGCCGAGGCCCTGAGCGAGGCGCTCTCCTCGGTGACCGAGGACCGCGACACCATTAAGGTGGAGCTGGACGGCCTGCGCGAGAAGGAGACGGTGCGTCTTCTGGACCGCGCCTGCGAGGACGGACGCATCGCCCAGAGCGAGCGCGACCGATACCTCCGCATCCTCACCACCCTTGGCGAGGACGAGGTCAACTACGCATATCCCAAGGGCCGCATCCCCACCGCCGCCATTGGCATCGCTGGTGACGACGCGGAGCGCGGAACGGCTGGCACCGTGGCGCAGGAGGTTTCGGCTCTCGCCGAGAAGCTCGCCGCCGAGAACGGTCTCGATGATGTTTCCGCATACGGTCAGGCCATGCAGATGGTCCTCTCCGACCCCACCAAGAGCGCGGCCTACGAAGCCGAAAGCCTCAACTAAGACACCTAGGAGATACCAATGAGCACTCCCTTCAGCCCAACCATCGCTACATTCAAGTGCAACGAGGACCTGTCCTCTTCCGCATGGTTCCTGGTTCGCCCAGTGGGTGGCGCGGACGGTGACATCGAGCCTGCCGGCGCAGGCGAACTCGCTATGGGCGCCCTTACCAACGACGTTGCGACAGGCACCGCGGCTGCGCCTGTCTATGTCCCGGTGCAGATCGGCGGCATTATCAAGGTGAGTTGCGGAGCGGCCTGCGTGGCTGGCTCCCTTGCCATGTCGGACGCCTCGGGCGAGGCCCTCACGGCAACTGACGGCAACTACGCTTTCGGCATCGCCCTCGGCGAGTACGTCAACGGCGAAATCGGCTCATTCCTTTGGGCTCCTTCCTACCTCGAAACCACCTGATAGCGATCACATAGGAGAATCGAAAAATGGCAAACGTACAAGGATTCGTCCAAGATGTGATGCTCCAACGCTATGCGCGACTGCTGGGGCCCTCCCTCGGCAGCTTCATGGCCGACGACATCTTCCCAGCGGTGGATGTTCCCACCAAGACCGGGCAGTTTTACGATGTGGACGGTGGCTTTGCCAGCGCCCACTCGACCGCCTCCCCCTATCTCGGCCACAACATGGTCATCGCTGACGGGCAGGACTCTCCTCTCCGCATCAGCACCTCGATCAGCAAGGTCACCGGGTGGGACGTTAACTCCAACGGTCTCGGCGTTCAGATCAGCAAGACCACCGAGGCGTATGCCAAGGGGAACGGTCTGGACCTTCGCCAGGCAAACGTGGCTGTGCTGGCCAAAGAGTGCGCGATCAACCGGGAGCGAAACGCTGCCGCGCTGGCTTTCGACGCGACGACCACTTTCTCCGGCAAGACGACTGCCCTCTCTGGCTCTGACCAGTGGGACAACGCCGCTTCGGACCCGATCAGCATCGCGCAGGACGCGCGAGACACGATCATCCAGGCTTCGGGCGAGGCCCCTAACATGGCGATCATGGGCTACGAGGTCTACAAGGCGCTGCGTCAGCATCCGCTCATCCTCGAGTACTGCTCGCGCACCCAGAGCCGCGTTGGCCTCCTGACCAACGACGACCTCGCTCGCGCACTGGATGTGGACACTGTCTTCGTCGGCAAAGCAGTCGCCAATAACGTCGTTGAGGGCCTTACGGAGTCCATCGGCTACATCTGGGGCAAGTTCGTCCTGTTCGCCCACATCAAGAAGAGCCCCGCGCCGATGACCCCCGGCTCCTGCCTGCAGAGGTGGCGCTTCCAGGGCTCCTCGGACGGCGCCGTTCGTCGCTGGGATCCGACCCCCTACGTCGAGCAGGTGGACATGACCTGGAACGACCAATTCGCAGCCCCGACCACAGAGTTGGGCTACCTCTACAGCACCGTCGTTTCGTAGGAGGCCGTCATGGCTGAAACACTTATTCCGCAAAACGTTGCGGTCAATCCGGTCAACGGTCTGCGAGTGCGCCTCGGGCACAACGAGGAGACGATGACAGGGACCAAGACCTTGACTCCGCAAGACGCGCAGTTCCAACTGCTCGATCCTAACGGTGGGAACAATCTCGATCTTCCTGCCGTGGAGGCAAGCCAGGGATTGTTCTTTGTCATCAAGAACACCACTGGGGCGGCTGAGAACATCGCCGTGCGAAACGCTGGTGGGGACGCAAAGGAAACCATCGGGTCTGGCAAGTGGGGCATCCTGATGTGCGACGGCGTGTCTTGGGAATCAATGGGCGTCTTGAGTTTCGCATAACCTGAACAAATAGGAGCCACCCCTATGAGTTACGAAGTCGCCCCCGGACAATGCCTTCTCCACAGCGGAACCAAGTACCCCTCGGGGTCACTTGTTCCCAGTAGCGTAGATGTCTCAGATCTTTGCGCTGCTGGGGTCGTCCGTCTCGTTGAAGATAAGGTGGCTGCGCGCCCAGACCCAGAGCCGCAGGGGCGAAGCACTGCTGTGGCCGACTTCGATGCGTCCGACGCCTCGAGCGTAACCAACGTCCCCTTGCGGCTTCTGCCCAACGTCCTAAAGGACATTGACGACGCCGACCTCCTCCTCGAAATGCACGAGGCCGACTCTCGGAAGGGCGGCAAGGATCTGATCGAGGAGCGGATTGGCGAGCTGGAGGTTGAGGATGACTAGGGTGGTTCTGAAGTGCGACATGGAGTGCGCCGGCGTCAAGAAGAAGGCGGGCGATATCCTGGAAGTGGACGACGACAACCTGTCTCGGATGCTTCGCAAGAACATGGCTGAGATCGCCGCAAAGCCAGCGAGTAAGAAGAAAAAGAAGGCAGAGCCAGCCTCTGAGTAAGGAGTCCCGCCGTGGCATACAACGCTGATTTAGCGACAGCCACCGTGATGGCTCCCCAGCTGGGAACCCTTACCGCCGCCACCACCCCCACAGTCACCCAGGCGAACGTGATTTGGGCGCATGCCTACAACGAAGTTCGCATGGCCTTCCTCGCGGCTGGCCTTTCGGACTCGTTCACCGCCTCGAGTCGCGCTGAAGAGGTTGCCCAGCAGGCTGAGATGATGCTGACGAGCGGCCAGGTGCTGCTTGCCAAGGGCTCTATCGGGGCAGACGGCAAGGCCACCTCAGACGAGCTCCTTCGGATCGGCGGCGAGATCCTCTCCAAGCTGTGGGACAGGCGCGACCACCTGTTGTCCAACGGGGCTGATGCCTCGCTGTCGGGCACCTCGGTTTTCTCAAAGTCCAACTGGACCGAGGACAAGGATCCCGACTTCGACTACAGCCCAGGAACCGGCGACCGAGAGTACGCCCAACCACCGTCCTTCCAGGATGGCGACAATCTCTAATGGCGAAGCCCTCGGGAGGAAAGACTGGAGATCTATTTACGTTCTCCTTCGACCCAGACCTTGCGTCGATTCGCTTTGGCTTTGAGGACTGGTCGAAGCTTGTCAGCGACTGGACGCCGGCGTGGGATAACATCGCCACCCTCTTCCGAAAGCACGAGGATAAGCACTTTGAGACCGAGGGCGTGTCGACAGGCGCCCGGTTCCCTGAACTGAGAAACCGGCCAGACGGGAAGCCTGGGTACAGGGCGTGGAAGCAACGACACTACCCTGGCCTTCCGATTCTGCAGCGCGAGAAGGTGCTTTTTCGCGCTCTGGTTGAAGGAGGCCAGGGTTCTATGTTTGAGAAGACCAAGACCTCGATGGCCATAGGAATCAAGCCAGGGGTCACGCTGCAGGTAAAGGGCAAGAAGTACGCGCTCTGGAAGGCAGCTCGCGCACACGCACTTGGCCTGGGGCTGCCGCAGAGACCTCCCATTCGCTTCAACAGCGATGTCCGCAACCGCAGCTCCTTCGCTTACGCGATCAGCCAGCTGATGCAGGCGCAGATCGTTAAGACCCGCCGGCGCGCGTTCAAGGGGGAGATCGAAGATGCTATCGGGGGCCCCGCAGGCGCGATCACTGGCGCGGATCGCACCATATCGTCGGTCCTTTCGAGGGACTGGTCATAATGGCCTGGTATGGCGCCGAGGCTGGGGTGGAGGCTCTGGATGAGTTTCTCCAGGACGCCACCTATGGAATCAACCCGCAGCTCGACACGATGAGGACGGATCTGTCTCTCACCACGAGCGACTTGCCAGATGTCGCGGCGTTTGAGAAGTACTACCCCAAGGATCTTCAGGGGCGCCAGTTCCCACATCTAAGTATGGTGTACACCTCGGACTCGGCAGAGCAACAAGCCAACTCGAGGATGATCAACCTGTCGATTGAGATCCGTTTGACGGTGCTGGACCTCAACGTCGACGGGGGGGCCTCGGCTGTGGGCCTGGCCATGTGTCGCTATCGAGA